AACCGAACCGCAGGAGATCGCAGCATGACGATGTTTCAGGACGACCGCCCGCACCCGCTGGGCCTGACGAACAACCCCGAGTGGGACTTGGTGCTCACCCGCCGAGCTGAACTCTACCTTGAGGACCGTGCGCGTAGGGAAGACCCGGAGCGGGAACCGAATAATTTCCATATCGCGCTGGCCATCCTCGGCTGCATCTTTGTTGCGGCGAGCCTGTTCTCGGCGGTGCTGCTGTGACGCCCGCCACTCAATCACCCACCGTCAGGACCTCCGCGACCGCTAAAAACGGCGCGGAGGGGACGGTCCACGCCTACGCCTCGAACGGCGACCTCTTCATCCTAGACGGTGGCGTTTACTGGCGCTTCGACAGCCTCTCCGCGTGGAGCCGCTGGTTTGACGCCGTCCAATCCTCAATCCCCTCGACCCAGGAACGCGCCCGGCAAATCCGCGCCGCGATGGACGAGGCTTTCCCGCAGGAACAAGCAGCATGACGTTCTCAACCGATCAACACGAAATGCTGACAGCCCCGCTCGACAAGGCGCGCGTCGCCACCCGCGAGCAAGGCGGCAAGACCCTGTCCTATATCGAGGCGTGGCACGCCATCGCGGAGGCCAACCGCATCTTTGGCTTCGGCCAGTGGGACCGCGAGACGGTGGAACTGCGCCAGCTTGGCGAGCCGCGCGTGACGCAGGACAAATACGGCAAGGACCAGATGCGTGTCGGCTATTCCGCCCGCGTCCGCATCACCGTCAGGGCAGGGGACAGCGTCATCGTCCGCGAGGGCTGCGGCTTCGGCTCCGGCATCGACAAGGACACGGACCAGGCTCACGAAAGCGCACTGAAGGAAGCCGAGTCCGACGCCATGAAGCGGGCGCTGATGACGTTCGGCAATCCCTTCGGTCTGGCCCTCTACGACAAGACGCAGGCCAACGTCGCCGCCGTGGTTTCCGCCGTCGTCCAGACCGCGACCGCCTCCCTCGCCATGTGCCGGGATGAAGCCGACCTGAAGGAGTGGACGGCCAGCAACGGCGCGATGATTGACGGCCTCTCCGAAGCCGAAAAGCAGGGCGTCCGCAAAGCCTACGCCGCCCGGCAGACGGCTATCAAATCCGCCTCGAACCCCTTTGAACAGAAAGCCGCCTAGATGAAAAACCTGACGATTGCCGGTCGCCTGACCAAAGACGCCACCACCCGCGAGGCCGGGTCCGACAAGGTGACCGGGTTCTCCGTCGCCGTGGATGACCGGCAGGGCAAGGAGAAGTCTACCCTGTTCTTCGACTGCTCCATGTGGGGCAAGCGCGGCGAAACGCTGGCGCAGTATCTCGTCAAAGGCTCGCAAGTCACCGTGTCGGGCGACCTTGGAACGCGGGAGTACGAGGGCAAGACGTACCTCACCCTTCGCGTTGCCGACGTGTCTTTGCAAGGCGGGAAAGCGGCTGCGAGCGGCGGCGATGACGGCGCATCTGGCGTTGCGTTCAAGCAGGCTGACGGGTCGGTCGGACGTTACGACCTCTCCGACGATATTCCCTTTTAGGAGCGCGGACGATGACCGCCGAACCCATCCAACTCCGCAACTCGACGCCCTTCGACCTGATCGTTGAGAGCATCGAAGACCTGATCGGTGAAGCCCGCAACTACGCGGACGGCTCCCCTGTGGAAACGCAGGGGCAAGCCGACGACGTGTCCCGCATCATCGACGGCCTGAACCTGAACGCCAAGGCGCTGGACGCTGAACGGGTTGTGGAGAAGGCTCCGCTCGATAAGCAGATCGCGGCAATCCAGGACCGCTACAACATCTGGATTGCCGACCGGAAGAACAAGACGCCGGGCAAGGTCTTCAAGGCCGTGGACGCGCTCAAGGCGTCCCTGCAACCGTATCTCGCCAAGCTGGACGCGGAGAAGCGCGAGGCCGAACGGGTCGCCCGTGAAGCCGCCGACAAGGCCGCTCGCGACGCAGCCGAGGCCATGCGCGCCGCTGCCGCCAACGATCTGCAAGCCCGCGAGGATGCCGAGGCCCTGATTGCCGACGCGGAAGCCGCTCAGAGGCTCGCCAAGGCCGCAGCCGGGGACAAGGCCCACGCTACGGGCGGAAGCCGTGCAATGGGCCTCCGCAGCGTCTGGAAGGCCACCATGACGGACAGCCACGCCGCCGCCGCCCACTACTGGCGCACGAACCCCGACGCCTTCAGGGCCCTGCTGCAAAAGCTGGCTGACGACGACGTGCGGGCGGGCAAGCGAAGCGTACCAGGGTTTGACGTTATCGAGGAGCGCCGACTGTGACCGACCGTCCGTGTGTCATCATTCGCTCGCCGCAAGACCGAGGCCGCGCCCTGCGATGGGTCGAGCAAGCCCCGTTCGGAACTGTCGTTGAGTTTAAGCAGAAGGGCCGGAGCGGGGACCAGAACTCCGCGATGTGGTCAATCCTCACGCAGATTAACAAGCAGCGTCCGGTCCACAACGGCGTGAAGATGAGTGCAGTTCTCTGGAAGGCCGTGTTTATGCAAGCCCTCGGGGCCGAGCTGGTGATGTTGCCGACCTTGGAAGGCGACGGCCTGTTCCCGTTCGGACATCGCTCGTCAAAACTGACCGTGTCGCAGATGTCGGACCTGATTGAACTTCTTCTGGCCTGGTCGGCTCAGCAGGGCCTCGTCATTGAGCATTTCGACGGCGATGAGAGGGCTGCCGCATGAGCCGGGCTGTCCCCGAATGGGTTGGAGCAACCCCGGACTCGGCCATTCCGGCGCGGGTCAAGCTGCGGGTTTTCGAGGCCCACGGCGGCATCTGCTACCTGTCCAAGCGCAAGATCAGGGCGGGTGAGCCTTGGGACTGCGACCACGTCATCGCGATCATCAATGGCGGCGAGAACCGTGAGGCGAACCTCGCTCCGGCTCTCCGCGACAAGCACAAGATCAAGACGAAGGCCGACGTTGCGGAGAAGTCCCTAACGGCCCGGCGCAAGGTCAAGAACCTGGGGCTGAAGGCTCCGTCACGCCTGACACATCCGACGCTGAAGCGCGGCTTCGACGGCAAGGTGAGGCCGCGATGAACGCCGGACCTGACACCACAGACATTGCCGCACACGCGGTGGGTATCGGCGCAGCCGATGAACCAAAAGGACAAGCAATGACCAACCCTGATGAACTGGAAAGGCTGGCGAGGGCTGCGATTGCCGTTCACGGCGCGGAGTGGGTCGAGTTTTTCAACGAGTGGGAGGAAACGTCCGGTGCGTTCGGTCGTGCAGCCAATCCCGCGACCATCCTCGATCTCCTCGCAGCCAACCGGAAGATGCGGGAGGCCATCGAACGGCTGATGGATGCCGAGTTCGCGAAGGACTGGCGAACGTGGTCGGACGAGCGCGCGCGGCTTCTTCTCGGCGTTGGGCCTCGCTTCGACGCCTTCATGGAAGCCCGCTCAGCCCTCTCTACGAAGGAGACAACCTAATGTCTGATGCAGTTATGGTTCCGAGGGAGGTCCGGGAGGGATCGCTCACCAGTTTCACCAGCTCGTCGTTTGACGCTAGCCATCGCGGGCCGTTTGCCAATGAGATTCACGGCCACACTTGGTTCGTGGAAATCGGCTGGAAAGGTCCGGCGCATGGGCCGCGCGTGAATGCCATCGAGATGAAGGCGAAACTGGACGCCTGCCTTGACCAGTGGGACCACAAGGTTCTGGACGACATTATTGAGCCGACCAACGAGGGCGTTGCGCAAGCCGTTGGTGAACAGATTGCCGGGCTGTCCGAGGTGACGGTCTGGCGCAAGGGGCGTGTCCCGTGTCGGGCGCGTTGGATCAACAACAATGAAAGGGGTCAGACGAACGCCCGAGCGCATAGACAAGAGATGGAAACTGATCGGGATGGGGGGTCGCAATGACGGCTCCCCATGTCCTGAGCTTTTATCCCGGCCTGCACCAGCCGCACGATGCGGTTCACTTCGACCGCGCCTGTATTAGCATCCACCGGCTTGAGACGCGCCGGAAGCCCGTCCCGTGCCTTGATGTAATGGTGGACAGCGGAGCCTTCACCAAGCTCGCCAAGCACGGCTGTTATCCCGAGCCGGTTGAGGTCTATGCGCGACAACTGCACCGCCTTTGGACCCAGGGCGTGGTCAACATCACCATTGCCGCCGCGCAAGACTATATGTGCGAGCCGTTCATGCTGGAAAAGACCGGCCTGACCGTTCTGGACCACCAGCGTCTGACTATTGAGCGTTACGATGCTCTGGTCGAGGCGCTGGATGACTTGTTCCCCGGTGGCGTGCCGTTTGAGGTCATGCCCGTCCTTCAGGGCTTCCTGATCTCAGACTATCTCCGGCACATCGAAATGTACGGCGACCGCCTGACGCCCGGAATGTGGGTTGGCGTTGGCTCCGTCTGTAAGCGCCAAGGAAACGCAGCGGTCATTGAAGACCTGTTGCTGGCGATTAAGGGGGCGCGGTCGGACCTCCGGCTGCATGGCTTTCGGCGTGAAACTGACAGCCCTTCAAAGCCCTATCGTGCGCCGCCTTCTGTTCAGCGCCGACAGTATGGCGTGGTCATTTGCAGCCCGGAAAGCCGGACGAGACTCAAACGACTGGCGCGAGGCCAAGGCCTTCGAGTTGCGCGCCCTAACCCCATCCAAAGAGCCGGAGCAGTTGAGACTGTTCGCGGCATGAGGAGACAACCTAATGTCTGATGCAGTTATGGTTCCGAGGGAGCCGACAGAAGCGATGATCGAGGCGGCGACCGGCTGCATGGACCCGATCATCTGCACCGAGCGATGGGATGACCCGTCTATCGACGTTCGAGAAATCTACCGCGACATGGTCGCAGCGGCCCCAGCCCTCGCAGCTTCTACACCTGTAGGAGGTTGGGAGGACATCAGCACGGCTCCGAAGGATGGGACGCTGATCATGATCGGAGCGCCCGGCTGCGGCGTCTCGCTTGTGCGCTGGTTGGGCGGCGCTTGGATTGACGAGCAGGGATTTACGCAAGGTTCATGGCCGACCCATTGGCAACCAGCCCCTCCCCCACCCTCAGTCTCTATAGATAATGGTTCACGGCCCCAAGAGGCCGTACCCACCGAGCAAGCCGCGCCGCCGGTTTTAGCCTTGCTAGACCAGATTTCGGCCCTCTGCACGGCGTTCAACGACCAAATCCACGACGCTGAAGACACGCTGGGGCAGATCAACCAACTGGCCTACGCCGGGATTGCGGCTTTGCGTCCTGACACCGTGAGGAAGGGCATCGGTGATCTGGCGGTGATCGACCTTCAAACGATCCGTATGTGGCTGGAAGGCTTGGCCGATTGCACCGATATGAACGAGGTCTGTGCGGACGGCGGCGTCACTGTCGGGATGGCCTATCAGCAGGACGCGCGGGAGTTTTCAGCCCGCATCGCCCGGATGCTTCCCGCCACCCCCCAACCCGCTGACGGCTGTTCTAGCAATGAAGGAGCGGGGAAATGAGCGCGGACCTTGGAATGGAAACCGCGCCGCTCGACGGAACGTGGATTATCGGCATCGACAAGGATGGGCGAGAAGCCCGCATCCAGTCGCGCCAAACGCATCCGGCGGTTCCGGGCCTCCGACACTGGGGCGAGGGCGAGACCGAGATGCAGGGCGGCGGAAACTGGGAGGTCAGCAAATGCTTCTACCCGGTCGCGTGGAAGCCAATCAATTACCAAACCATCCTCCCTCAGACGGAGAAGGGGTCATGAGTATGGTTCATTCGCCTTCGGCTCATACCCAGAGTGCGATGGATGGGCCGGTTGTGTCAGGTCATATGCCGGGGCCATGGACGATCACCGGGCGTCACTTGCTCGGGACCGGTGTTATGGGGCCCGACATGGGCCTCAGCACCACCGGACCGATGGCGACCTGTTGGAGCGGCGGAGAAATCGGAGCCGACAGGGCCGAGGCCAACGCTCGCCTGATGGCCACCGCGCCCGATTTGATGGAGACGCTTATCAGGCTCGCGGACGCTATTGAGCCGCTAGTCGCCACACCACCCATTGTCGGGCCGGTCACACAGCGTGTCCGTGAAGAGCTGAGCAATGCCCGCAACGTCGTCGCCAAGGCTACCACAGCCGCCGAAACGGTCTCGGTAGGTACGGAGGACGAAGGCCGTAGTGCACCCACCCCTCCCGTGAAGACCGGGGAGGGCTAGATGGCTGACAACCTTTTGCCTTGTCCATTCTGCGGGGGAGAAGCGCGCGTATGGATGCCCGAGCACCCCCTGAACGCGGACTGCGGAGACGCCAAGGTGTCTTGCTCGGATTGCGATGCTGACGGCCCTGTAATCGGCCTCGATATGGACGTTCACACGCTTGCTGACTGGCCGGGCCTTGAGGCCGAAGCCATCGCCGCATGGAACCGCCGTCCCGCCCCGGAGACTGGTTTCCTCGGTCAC